CACCGCGCTAGCAACATGCACAAGGTATCGATCTGGCACCTGCTGTCGCGCAATTCTATTGACATGGCTATCGCAGAAGTATCAACGACACGCCGACTAATCACCCGATCTTTGCTTGATGGCTCAAGAGGGGTAGACTTTAGCCGCAAGGTAGTCCAGCATGTCACAGGACAAAAAGAGGAGACAAATGACACAGATCAAAATTCTTGACACAAGCGTCGATGAGTATAACCAAGCAGACAATGTTGCAATAGCATCAGCGCAGACTTGGATGGCTCGCATCCCCGAACTATTTATTACTGAACGATCTAAACAAATAGAGATCGGTATCAGCGAAGTCGGAATGGATTGCCGCAAGTGTATCGCTCGCAAGTTAGCAAAGACTCCACGCAACATTGATGGCGCGTGGTATCCATACATCGGAACTGCTGTACACAATTCACTTGAAGAGGGTTTCAATTCAAAGTTCCCGCTTGATTACAAACTTGAAGAAAGATTATTCGTACACGAATACAAAGATTTGAAGCTTACTGGTTCATGCGACATGTTTGCCTTTACTGGCAACAACGGATGGAACGGTATTGTCAACGATTGGAAAGTTGTTGGCAAAACTGCACTGGAGGATGCTCGCAAGGGCAAAATCAAGCAGCAGTATCGCATCCAGGCAATGCTGTACGGCTATGGCTGGGCGCAAAAGGGCTACAACGTTAGCCATGTATCCTTGACCTTCTTACCAAGGGAGGACAAGCTTGAGAACGCAGTTGTAGTCTTACTACGCTACGATGCTCAAGTCGCACTCGAATCACTCGCAGTACTCGAATCAATGATCGATGCTGCTGAGTTAGTCGGATGGGACAAAGTTATAGACAAAGCACCTAAGGCAAGCTTTTGCTTTAGTTGCCGACGCTATGAGGCAACAGATCATTCTGATGTCGAATCGATGATCTAACAAACTAAGAAAACTAGAAAAACTAAGGAAACTATCATGACTGAAATCAACAACGAAGTACTACCAAGCGTCGATGACCTATTGGCTGGTGGCGGATCAAAGTCGCTATCATTCAAAGACTTCAAGGTCGGCGACTCATACACTGGAGTTATCTCTGGTCTGCGCACCGTACAGGTTCGCAACTACGATGACCCAACCAAGCTAGAGTTCTGGGACGATGGCAAGCCAAAGCTTCAGATTGAAGTAACGCTTGACACCGACTACAAGGACGCCACTGACGATGAGGACACTGGCGAGCGCCGTGTATTCTTGTTTGGTCAGAAGCTAACCGCTGCGAAAGAAGAAATGAAGCGCAAGGGTATGGCGAAGCTTGAGATTGGATCGGAGTTCACGATCACTCTTACTGGCACCAAGCCAGCTAAGAACCCTCGTTACAATGACGTAAAGCTATATGGCATCGAACTAAAGCCAAGCACTTCTAACCCAGCTGTTGACGCACTATTGTCAGCAGGGGCCACTGAAGTAAAAAGTGCTAAGATTGAAGCCCTAGACGCTAAGCAGACTAAAGTCGCTGAGACCCTACAGTCTAACGGCTTCACTGCAGCAGAGATCGCTGAGCAACTTGGCGTATCAGTATCTGCAGTCGAAAGTGTCTTGACCTTCTAGTTCCTCCTCTTTCTAGAAGCGCAAGATAAGTGGGTGCCGATCTACCTCCCTCCTTGATCGGCACCCACACCCTATTTTTTACGAAAGGACATCATGGACTCACCATCCGAATTTAGAGAGCTGCTTAGCAGGCTGGGTCGCAATGACGATGACCTAGTTACGATCTGCTATCAATCAGCCAAGCAAAAGTTCACATCAAAGAGCATCAAGGTTGAACTAGCAGACAGCGTGGTATCAGCACTCGACGCATTAGAAAATAACATCTGGTTTGAGATCAATCCATCCAGCGTGAACGGCAGAGCTACCGCCAGGGACATTGACAAACTTGCTGCGGTATACATCGACATCGACTACAAAGACTCAGGTGCAGGATCCGTAAAGGCTGCTAGAGAGTTCGTCGAACTTATCTCAGAACTTATTGGTGTAGGACCAACAGCAACAGTTTATTCAGGACACGGCATTCAGCCTTACTGGGCCATCGAAGATGACCACATGGACAATGCGCTAGCCACTGGTGTACTAAACCGCTGGGGAGCATTCTGTCGCTTCTTAGGCGCATCACAAGGCATCCAGCTTGATAGCGTGTTTGACCTGCCTCGCATATTTAGAGCTCCAGGATCTAGAAACTTCAAGGATGCCAGCAACCCAGTAACAGTGATGACTATGCTTCACAAGAACTGGCGACCAATAACTATTGACGAGATCAATGACGTACTTATCGCACACGGCATCACAAGTGAGATGTCACTGCCAGATGAGTATGAATTAGTCAGCTCGGCAAGCGATTGGGAATACGCATCGCACGACTGCCAGTTCACTCCAACACTTTATGCAGGTGTAAGGCCAACTAACGGCGCACCTAAGTCAAGACACGGCTGGCTATTACAGCAGATGGTATTGATCAACGCTGCTCACCGCAACGGATGTATCTCACAGCCAACCAAAGAAGAGTTAGTAGACCTAGTAGCAGAGCGTTTCAAGTTCTTCTTGACCCAAGCTCCTCAGCGAGACATGCACCAAGGAGAGGTCCAAGGGGCTAATAAATGGGCCATTGCGAGGGTTGAGACCTTCTCACCAGAGAAGTTAGAGAATGAGCTACGTAGACACCAACACTCAGATTTTTTCTTAGGCGACCCAACCAGCGTCCTTGGGGAGCCATCAGCTAATCAAGACCACAGCTTTCACGAGCTTGTAGACATCTACATGAAAAGCTTTGGCACTTATGGACGCACCGATGCAGCTAACGCACGTCGCTTGGTTTACTTCAATCAAGGACACTACAAGTTCGTACCAGATCTAGGATGGTTCCGCTGGGAGAACAATCGTTTCGTATTAGATAAAGAGAAGATGCTATTCCAAGCAGCAATCGATGCTGCAGAGTTCGTAGTACAAACACCAGCTAACGATGCTCAAGTAAAATGGGCACAGTCTTCAATCAACAGAGATAGGATAGTCAATGCCATTACGATCGCAGGCACAGATCCAGAAGTCCAGGTACAAGCTCTCGAAATGGATGCCCAACCGAACGACCTTTGTACACCGCAGGGGATTGTCAATCTACAGACGGGCGAGATACGTGCGCCAGATCGTCGCATTGATCTTTCAACGCGTCAGACGACAGTATCTCCGAACAAAATTAGCACTCCTCTCTGGAGTGGTTTCCTTAAAGATGTCCTCCAAGATGAAGAGAGAATTGCGTATCTGCAAGAACTGCTCGGATCTTCTTTATTTGGAGACTCGCGGTTCCACGTGCTACCAGTGCTTGTCGGATCGGGCGCGAACGGTAAGTCAACACTCCTAGATGTAGTTGCTGGAGTATTGGGTGACTACGCTGCAACAATGCCTGAGAACTTCTTGCTTGATGCAAACGGTGCAGCTCACCCTACAGAAATTGCTAGGCTTCGTGGAGTTCGCTTTGCTATGGCTAGCGAGACCAGACCAGATGGAAAGTTTAATGAGTCGAGAGTAAAGATGCTTACTGGTGGCGACACCCTTAGCGCTCGCTTCATGAACCAGAACTTCTTTGATTTCAAGCCCACGCATACCTTATTCTTAGCCCTTAATCACCTCCCTGCCGTAAAGTCTGGTGGTGATGGTTTCTGGAGAAGACTTCGTAAGATTGACTTCAACATCACCATTGCGCCTGAGAAGCGTAAAGAAAACTTAGCTCAGCTAATGATTGAAACTGAAGGCCCAGGCATCTTGCAGTGGATGATTGAAGGCGCTGTAAGAGTAACTACTCAAGGCTTTAGCGAGCCTGACTCCGTTAAGGCAGCAACACTTACTTACCGTCACGAAGAAGACCACATTGCTAAGTTCGTTGATGAGCGCATCGTGGTTGCAGCTACTGGTACAGCAACAAAGACCAGTGTCTTCAACGCATACCGCAACTGGTGTATCGACAACGGTGAGAAGTACATTACCCAGAACGCGCTCGCCAGAGAGATCCGCTCACGTCTAAACGTGGGAGAAACAGATGGTGCAGGCATTAGAATGTTTACAGGTATCGAATTAGTAGATCTTGGCATCAATACAGAGTCAATGGTAGACAAGGAAGAAAAAGATGAGTACTGGAAGTGAGTACTGCTTTCTCTGCCGCGCAGGGCACTGTAATGAATGCGAACAGGCTTGGGCTGATAGCTTCACTCAAGATTGCTGCTGCGGTGGCAAACTTGTATTCACCCCTACAGGCGAGGTCAAGGAGGCTGGTGTCGTCCCCCTTTCCGACTCAGCCTCCTCGACCGACACTGGCTACATAGAAGATGGTTATGGTGGCACCAAGGATATTGGTAGCTACAAAGATCCAATCTCAACAGGCCGTAAGCGTGCTGCAGAAATGTATCCAATCGAAGTTGGAATGATTTGCGAGTGGGCTAATCTAAAGTTTGCTGGCGGTGGCGTAGTGCCAATCGTTGGATGTATTGGTAGAGCTGCTACCGATAGGCATCACGGCCCAGATAAGAACACAATGAACAACGCTCCTGGTAATGTTCATAGGATCTGCTCCTACTGCCACAATACTTGGCACGGGGCTAATGACCCGCATTACGGTGATAGACCTAACCAGACACTACCATTTGTCCCTGACGGCCCGTACGAGTCGCATGACGCCGTTACGAAGGCTACTACTCAAGAGCTGCTAGAGGCTGAGAAGCGCCGTGTAGAGGATGCTACAAAGTAGATTTAAACTTCTGTCCTCTGAAGTAAGCCACGCCGTTATTGATCTGCACTAGCTCAAAGAATGCTTGGTTATCCTCGATCGTTACGACCGTGACTCCTTGTTGCCAGTTTTCAAAGTATTGCGCTGATTTGCCGTCAATGTGCGTTGATCCATTAACGCTAGGCACTGCTCCATCGACTCGGCAAAGGCAGCCTGGACTGACGGCGACAGACTTAATAGATCCGTCACGGTTAAAGACGGTCTTGGACTGAAGCTCTTGTCTGTGGACATGTCCAAAGATTGTAGAGATGTGTGGGTCTGCGTTGGTGTAAGCGGCTGCGGTAGATCCACCTGATCTAACTTTGTTACCATGGATAGCTCTGAGGTTTTCGGTAAGCCAGTAGGCTCCTGCTGGATAGGCATCGATGTACTCAACTCCAATTTCATCAAGTCTCAGCAAATAAGGAATGCTCATCACGGGAAGCTCATCAATGTTTGCACGCTTCAGGCCCCATGCGCTAGCTGCGTTAATCATAACAAACTTCTCCATACGGCGGTCATGATTACCTTCGATGAGAACAATCTCAGCCTGCGGTCCAGCTGCAGCTCGCTGCTCTTGTAAAAATTTATGGCCTCTGTCGAATGCTGCTTGAGTAGTGCCAGCGAATGCTGCCTCTTGCTCAAAGCGACCTTGGCTTGGTAGATCCAAAAAGTCCCCTAGGTTTATTACGCCATCGACGCGATCGTTATGGTAAAGCCAGTTAGTAATCTGAAGCGCTACATCCATAGCTGCTTCGTCATGGAATGGTAGCCACTGTCCGTCGATATGGCGATAGCCGATCTGCGGGTCAGGAAGTATTGACCATACCTTGTGCTTAGTCTTTAGCTTCTTGGGCTCTTTAGGATTGTTTATATAAACAGGCTTAGCTGGCTGAACCAGATCCCACTTAGGCTTTGGAGTTAGATCACTTAGCACAAACACACCTGCCCGTTCTGTGTAGTCTCACTTGATCAGCGTAGCACTTAAAGCCACGCTCATTTAGCGCTTCGGCTAACTTGGCATGGTTCCATCTACTGTCAGCAAGGTTCTGCTCAAGGATCTTGTAGTCGTCCTTGTCTAGCTTATCTACGGCAGATCTAATGAACGCGCAGATGTATTCTTTTTCAGGCGGGGTAAGGCCTTTTAGCATGATCGTCTCCTTCATGTATTACTTCAAGGTTTAGCCTAGCCTGCTGAGCAGGCGTGTCAAGTACCTAAAAAGCAGCGTGTTTACAGGCCTTCAGGGTCCTTAGGAGCCTCTTCAGTTGCCCTGCCCTTGTTTGAGGCGTCAGCAATCTTACCGAAGCTCTTGTTGATCTCTTCAGGGTCTAGTCTGCCGTCGGATAGGTAAGAGCGTGATAGCTCTTGTCCAACGTCCATAAGACCTGCGAAGGCTGCCATAGCTACAGCATCCATAACCTCTAGGCCAATAACAGCTCCACCAACGAAGATACCAGTGACCTTCAAAATGATAACAGCTACGGTTCTTCTAGCGATGTCTAACCAAATCATATTTATCCTTAACCTAGTTTGAGTACTTGACCAACATTGATCAAGTTAGCGTTTTTTATCCCGTTTATTTCTACAAGCTTGGCAACTGTAGTGCCAAAGCGAGCAGCAATTCTAGTCAGGTTGTCGCCTCTAACAACGGTGTAGGTTCCAGCAGGTGTAGCAGGTGCTGGCTTAGGAGCAGGTGCTGCTGCGCTGTGTACTGGAGCTGGAGCAGCAGGTGCATCTGGTGCGGTTTCAATCTTGGCTGTTCCCTTGACGGCTTCTAATTTGATCAGTGCGTCAAAGAAAGCAACAGGCTCAATAAAGTTTAGGCCAGTTGCATTCCAAGCGTATTTCTTAGCTTTCTGAAGCTCCCAGTGAAGGTGCTTGCCAGTTGACATACCAGTTGAACCCATCTTGCCTAGTGGGGTTCCAGCGGTAATCTTCTGTCCTGGAGTTACCTTGATTGAGTCATCAAGCATGTGAGCGTAAACAGTCACGTAGTCTTCACCGTTGATCTTGTGAGATAGGGTGACAAAGTTACCAAAGCCACCGCCAGGAGCGGTTGACTTACGGGCTTCTACTACAGTGCCGTCAAAAGGTGCTTCAATCCAGCAAGGCTCGTTAGGGGACCAGATATCGGTTCCGTTGTGATGTTTAGGTTGCTTGGTTACAGGGTGAATCCTGTTACCCATAAGGCTAGTGACTTTCCAGTCCTTACCTTGTACGCCATCAATTGGTTGCTGTGCTTTTGACATTGAGACTCCTAGTTATTTGGTGTTTACCCAAGCTGAACCGTCCCAAACTCTAATTGTACCAGTAACAAAGCTAGATCCGTTCCAAACTCTGGCTTGTGCTACAACAAAAGCTGACCCATTCCAAACCCTAGCTGAGCTGATCACGGTGATTGTTAGGGTACCAGTGTTGGTCGAGTCAGTTACGTTAGTAGCCCTAATAACAAAGTTAAACGTGCCAGGTGTGGTGGGCGTGCCAGTAATCGCACCCGTTGAGGTATTTAAACTAAGCCCGTTAGGTATAGTGCCTGAGAATAGCGAGTAGCTAGCTGTTTCGCTGGCAGATACGCCATCAGAATAGGCTATGCCTACCCTAGCTGAGGAGTTTACGGAAGCATCTGAGAATACAGGAGATCTAGGGTTTACGGTTATTGTAGCGCTTGAGTCAGTACTACCCTCAGCGGATCCATATGCCCTAAAAGTAAAGCTTACTGATTCAACAGTGTTAGGCGTTCCAGTTATTGTTCCGTTGCTGTTGAAAGTCAACCCAAACGGTACTCGTGTTCCGCTGATCAAGCCATAGCTTCCAGTGTTGCTTGCAACTACCTGCCCGTAGTAGCCGTCGCCTCTTATTACTGAAGAAGGAATGCTAATAGATTGCCAAACTGGGTTGTAATCGTAATCAGGTAAACCAAAGGCAATAGAGTGATCAGCAGAACCTAGGTTTCCAGTAGGGTCGTTAGCTGAAGCGCTTCCTGAAACCGTCCCACCTGTGCCAGCACCATTGTGGGTTACAGTAAAGTTTCCAGTTCCAATGACCTTGGTTTGTAATCCAGTAGGTCTGAAGTCATAAGACCAGGGAATATTTGTTCCAAAACTGTAACTCGTTGAAGTTATTGACCCTCCACCGCTAACAATAAAGTTTACGCTCGCGGTTCTAGTGGGATCTGTTCCGTAGCTTGGTTGGCTCGCGGTTTCTCTAGCTTGAAGTTGCCAAGAAATAATAGAGCTATTGCCTGAAGGTGTATTTCCAGTTATTAAGAGCTCAAGAATAATTAGCGGTCTACCGCTAAAGTTTTGCGCCATGTGCTATACCCCCTTAGTAGGAGATCCAGACATCGCCTACACCAAATCCGCCTGCAGGCGCTGTTGGTGTGGTTGTCTGTACAATGACACGCTTACCGCCAATAAAGGTAGTAGAGGCAGTGGGGGCAAACTTAGCGGTAGTAACCTGCGCATCACCGATCTTGGCGGTAGTAACACTGCCATCTGGGATCGGTAGGTATGGCAAAGTTGCCCAAGCGGTAGTGCCATCACCTGCCTTCATTAGACGGGTGTTGGTCTCAAAGCCGATCTCGCCAGCAGCAAGGACAGGGTTAACGCTAGTCCAGTTAGCAGCGGTATCTCTACGAAGCTGTATTTGGTTTACTCTAGGCATTAGATGCTCCTGTGTTAGGCGTTGCCTTAATTATAGCGTATCTGACGTGCATTACAGTGCTCCGATTTCTTCTTCAGTCAAGCCAAGTGCAGCAAGTTTAGCTAGTGCTGATTGGCGTGCTGCTGCTTTTGCCTCTCGTTCAGCTTTTAATGCTTCCTCAAGTGCCTGCATTTCAGTAATTTCTTGCTGTATTTTTACAGCATCTTCACCAGTGACTTCTCTGCGCTCACCGTCTTCTTGCGTATAAAGTTTATCTGACACTATTACCTCATTCCATAAACAGAGATAGTACCCCTAAAAGGCCCACCTATAAAGGTTATTCCATCATAAGCTGTTGAAACTAGATGTCTGTATGCCGTCAATTCTTGCTCCATCGGAATATAGTATTGGCTTTGCACAAATCCAGTTGTTGGCTGTGCAATAGCTGGATTATTCACGGACATGACTATTGATTGCCAAGCTAGGTTGGATACTCCAGCAATTCGCGCACTAGTTTGGCTTTCTGCTCTTGAATTGGAGCTCCCAGTGCCAGCGGAGATAAACAACTGATAGCCGTAGCTGCTGGCGGTATTGTCTGCGCCATTTAATCTCAATCTAACGCCCATTGAAAAAGCTGTTGTATCGGCTAAAATGTTCGAGACAATTTGATAGTTCCTAAATTCACTTGAAAAGATATTATTTAGCGAGACGTTGCTTGTTGAAGGTGGGACTACTTCTGTTCTTATAAGCACCATTCCAGGAATAATAGAGGGCTGACCAGCAGGAGCGTCCCAAGTAGCACCACTCCAAACCCATGATCTACCACCGCTTGTAAATACCTGCCCTGTTGTTGGGCTAGTTGGAAATACCATTGGCATTAGTTATATCGCTTCCAGTGTTATTTCATTGCGCTCAGCTGCACTGGGTAACTCAGCAGCCAAAACTACAGCCTCACGGTCTGCTGGTATTTCAGTTGTGTCAGGGTCAGCTAACATTCGGGCTACCTCGATTTGAAATATTTCATCCATCGCAATGCGTGCTCGTTCTTTTACTGCATTGTTTGCCCATTCGGCTGGGTCTGCTGCAACGTAAGCAAGAGCTTTAGCTTCTGCATTTGTAAGTGTAATTGTAATTTTCATTTTATTCCTATCCTAATAATCTACCCGAGAATGTGTTAAGTGAACCATTTAAATGAACTGTCCCAGCGTAAACATAGCATCCCACTGTGTCATTAGCGTTTAGGTACACTACTCCGCTTATTGTGCTTGAGTTCCAATAGTTGTCCGTGCCATCTCTACCTGACACAGCAAAAAAACCGCCACCATTTACTCTAAAGCCCATAGCTCCGCTAAGGTTTACTGGAGACCAAAAAGAAGCGCTAATAAAATACTGCCCAGCAACTGGAGCAGTAAAAAGCCCAGTGCTGTTGTTATAGTGATTACCTTGATTATAGGTTGGCGTTAAGTTATAGATGACCACACCAGATGTTGTTGCATTGATATTCCCAAAGCACATAAACCCTGGTTGAGCAGAAACTCGCATAGCTCCAGAGTTGAAAGTTTGGTTACCAGTGAAAGTGTTACCACCAACTAAATTAGCTTTACCAAGCTCTACAACACCTAACCTAGCAGCAAGTTCGCTATCACCAGAAGTGGTGCCAGCACTTGCCTTGATAATGCTGCGAGTACGTAGTGCTGAGTTAGCAGCCTCACCCATATCCTCAACATCTAAACCGATTAAAGATGTGGTGTCTGCATACAGTGTCATTGTTGCTGTACCAACGTCTACTAAACCATTCACCTTTATCGTGTAAGCGCCATCAGCTGGTGCCGTATAAGTTGTCTGGACGTTTACGTTTGCACCACCGCTAGGCTGTGGGATACCGACGTAATCTCTGGCAATTATCACGCTATTCGCATAGAGGTCAAACCTAGCCCTTGTGCTTGCTGAAGCGTTTAGGTTTGCACAATAAAAAGAAATCCTGTACGTTCTTCCGCCCTTTAGGTTTGCTGAAAGTGTGACGCCAGGTAAGTCAGTCGCTGTTGTTGTCACGGTGACAGATGAGCTGAGCTTTATTCCAGCAACAATTCCAGCAGAGTCGCCGTTGGGAACATCTGGCAAATTGAACGTGGTTGTTCCGTTACCCGCACCGTAAGTTGTACCAATTGCAGCAAACAAAGATGAATAAGTATTTCTTGATATTGCAGAGCCGTCACAAAGTAGCCAGTTAGCTGGTAAGGTGCTAGAGGTCCACTGAATAATAGAACCCGCTGGCAAGAAAGCATCGCCAACAGTTGGTGTTGCTGTGTCCCAAGCAGTGCCATTCCAAACCCAGGACCTGCCTTGGTAAGTATATATTTGCCCTTCGGCTGGGCCAGTAGGAAAATCAATTGGCATTAGTCAGTCTCCTCTGCTTCGTTACCCTCGGCAACCCAAGCAAGATATGCCTGGTAGTCACTATTAGCTGGGTCAGTTGGGATCAGCCACTCTGCATCATTGTCTTCAACTTTTACAAGTTGCTCAACTACATTGGACATAATTTCAACTTTTCTTATTTTGTAAATCATTATAACTCCGCTGAAAACTGTAGAGAGCCGCCGCCAACATTAACGCTGGGGGTTGAATAAAATCTACCTGTAACAATGCCGCTAAAGCCACCAATTAAAAAGCGACCACCGTTATTTGTGGCACCCTGCAAAGCAACCAATGTTGCTGAGCTAGCTATTGGGTCTGAAGTATATTGGTCGCTTATAATAAGTTGCCCAGAAATACTGGCTGATATTGTTGTACGCATAGGGACTGGTAAAGAGAAACCCATAAGGGCTTCACTTCCGCTATAGCCCGCTCCGCTTAAACTGCAACCAATTCCACCTTGGTACCTTTGGTAATACCGCTGACAAGCAGCTAGCTCAGCTTGGATGCTTGGAGCGTTGCGCCTGAATGGTGTAGCTGTTGGGCCTGACTCTAATTGCACGCCCCAGATGTCCATGTCGTTTACACCAGTAGCAATAAACTCAAGAAGCAAAGCGTTGTTGGTTCCAATAGTTTTGCCAGACAGCGAAGGCATTGCAAAGGAAACTACATACCTATCCCAAGAAGTAGTGACGTTGTGAGCAGTTGTGTTTACTGTGACGAGCGCAGACCCACCTGAGCCAAAAGCTTGGTAAACCTTGGTGGTGATGGTTGAGGCTGTGCCACGTTTGGCAAAGAATGAAAGCGTTGCTGTTTGACCCGCAAGAGTGCGAACATCTTCAACATACTGATAGAGGTAAGGCGCATTAGAAGCACCTGAGATGCGTACAAAGAAAGCGCCTTCATAACCTGCGACTGGCGCAGCACCAGGAGAAAACGTTTGCCTTGAAACGGTCATGTTTCCACCAGGAGTAAAAGTCGCAAAGCGGTCACAGGTGTATCCGCCAGTTCCGCCTGCAAAAGTAAAACTTGTACCCCTCTGCCAGATATCAAATGCTCCATTAATAATCACGTTGCCAGTTGAGGCAGCCGTAACTCCATTAGAGTCAAGCTCCACCCAAGCATTGCTGTAGTAAATGTAAGACTTACCGTTAGATGAATTGAACCACTCCATGCCAACTACTGGGCTAGATGGAGCAGTGTCGGAAATAATCGGTGCACCTGAGTCGCCAGAAATGGATGTCCAGTAGTTGTCGTAGTAAATGTAGGTCAAGCCAGTTTCGGTGTTGAACCAGATTGAGGATGTCTCAGCTGGCGGAGTAGACGAGGTAACAACACCTGCGCTTGGAGGGATGTCAATATTTTTCCAGAGATCAGTAGCATCGTCATAAGCCAAGATCTGGCTATCCGTGGGCGAGCTTATAGATACGTTGTGTAGCTCTTCAAGCTCATAGCCGTTTTGTACTTTTACAAAGATTTCACCATTATTGCTCTGTACACGGGAAACAACACCTAAGTAAACAGAGTGAGCTGGCTTTGCTGGCGGTGATCCAAATACAAACTGCCCTGCGGTAGATGACAGCCATACTGCCTGTCCAGCTGTAGCAGCAGACGTGTTTAGCCCAGCAAGTAGACCTTCAGTAACTACGTAACCAATGCTGCCTGTGGTTAGAGCAGACTCTAGAAGACCCATAGTTTTTGATGACGTTGCTTCAGTGTCAGCGTCAGCAAGCGACACGTTCATGTTTGTTCCGTCAGAGGATGACACGTAGACAACTGAGCCCTTTGGCATTGTTACACCAGTGTTGTTCTTTACGAGGTGCTTGACCTGTCCAGTAAAGTTGTCGATCCATTCGGTGTCATAATCAGTGGCTGAGTTCTTTGCAAGGATCTGCCCTTCAGTTCCGCCAGCTATAACACCAGGGCCAGTTGCACCAGTTGCACCAGTAGGGCCTGTCGCACCAGTAGGACCAGTAGGGCCTGCAGGGCCAGTGTCACCAGTGTCACCCTTAGGGCCAGTTGCACCTGTTGCACCTGTTGCACCAGTAGCACCAGTTAGACCAATAGGGCCTTGAGGACCAGTGTCACCAGTGTCACCTTTTACGCCCTGAATACCCTGGATACCTTGAGCTCCAGTTGCACCAGTTAAACCAATAGGGCCTTGAGGGCCAGTGTCACCAGTATCACCTTTGTCACCTTTTATACCCTGAATACCCTGCGGTCCAGTAGGTCCTGTAGGTCCTGTAGGTCCTTGTGGCCCTACGATTTGACCAACTGAGTTCCAAGCAGATCCGTCCCAAACGTATAAGTCGCCATCAGCCTCAACGATGTATGCGTCGTTTACTGAGTTGCCAGTAGAAGGCAAAGCTGCAACGTTAGCCACAGTGCCAATTAAGGTGATACTTACACCCTGCGGTCCTGTAGGGCCAGTGTCTCCAGTGTCACCTTTGTCACCTTTGTCACCCTTGTCGCCCTTGATACCCTGAATACCTTGTGGACCAGTAGCGCCAGTAGCACCAGTTAGACCAATTTCACCTTGGATACCTTGAAGACCTTGGATACCTTGTGCACCAGTTGCACCAGTATCACCTTTGTCACCCTTGTCACCCTTAGGTCCAGTAGCACCAGTTGCACCAGTAGCGCCAGTAGCACCAGTAGCACCTGTTGCACCTGTTGGGCCTGTTGGGCCAGTTAGACCAGTGGCACCCTGAGTAAAGTAAGGCAGCAAAGACCATGTAGATGATCCGTTACCAATTTTGACTTTGAGCGTGTCGGTTTCAACACCCATTTCACCCTGAGCAAGAACAGGGTTAGCGGCAGTCCACTGCGAGGCTGTGCCTCGTCTGAGCTGTAGAATTACTGCCATTAGACTCCTCCACCATCCCAAGCTGGGATAGGTGTATAAATTGTACTAGGGATACCGCCATCAATGTTCCAGGCGACACCTTCTATGTCTTCAAACTTTATTCGCTTAGATGTTTTACCATCATGCGTGTGATCTCCAGGGCTTGCCTGTCCCGCAAGCGTACCTAGTGTATGGTGGTAAGCAAGCGGGTTTTCGTCAACATCGGAATTAACGTGAAAATCTTTTACCTGTTGGTAAGTTGATTGGTCATTGCCGAATAAGCCCATGCATAATAGAATACCAGACTAGGAGACACGAGACGTGAGTAAATCAAAGAGTATCGGCACCCGTGCTGAGACGGCTGTAAGAAACTATCTGCTATCTGTGGGCTATAACCCGCTTGATGCACACCGCAATGTATTGAAGGGCAAGGACGATGAGGGAGATGTTTGGCTACGCGAAGAAGGCGGCCTCATTGTATTCGAGGTCAAGGGCGGGAAATCCGCCAAAGATGCCTCATTCCAGCAAGTCGCCAAATGGTACGAAGAAGCTGAAGTTGAATGCAAAAATGCAGCTGGGCGTTTTGGTTTCCTTGTTACTCAGCGTCCTGGGGTTGGCTATCCCCGCGCTGGTGAGTGGTGGGCTTACGCAACTCTGGGAGATCTTATCAATCTGCGTACTAACCTTGAGCTTACTGACAAGACTCTGGTCAGAATAACACTAGCTGAGCTAGTAAAATTGATACATGGCTAAAGAAAGCTACGATCTACAGTCAGTCTTACTCCAGCTAGGAGAAGGGCTAACCGAGGCTTCTCGGCAGCCTAACCTGTATGACTACGTACCTAGCGAGAAGCAGCTACTATTCCACAAGCACGAAATGCCAGACAGGCTATACATTGGAGGAAACCGATCTGGTAAGTCCCTTGGATCTACTATCGAAGCTATCTGGTGGCTAACCAATTCACACCCATATAGAGATGTGCCAGATGAGCCAATCAGAGGCCGTGTGGTCGCTGTTGACTTCTTGAACGGTGTGGACAAGATCATCCTGCCGCTTTATAAGCAGTGGCTACCTAAGTCATTCTTGATAAACGGATCATGGGAGCAGAGTTATTCCAAAGAGCGCCACGTACTTACCCTCAATAACGGCAACTTTGTTGAGTTCATGTCACAGGATCAGGATCTAGACAAGTTCGCTGGTTCATCTAGGCACTTTATTCACTTCGACGAAGAGTGCCCACAGTCCATTTTCCGTGAATGTTTGGCTCGATTGGTGGATACTAACGGTGTTTGGTGGATGTCTCAGACTCCAGTGCAGGGTATGGAGTGGATATTTGACGATATCTACATCCCAGCCAAGGAGGGCACTAAGAAGATAGGCGTAGTAGAGGCCCAGATCCACGATAACCCTTCGCTATCTACGGATGCTATTGCCAAGTTCCTAGATATGCTGCCTGAAGAAGAGCGCGAGGTTAGATCTAAGGGTCAGTATGTCCACCTTGGAGGCGCTGTATTCCCAGATTTTGTACCCACTACGCATTGTATCCCTAGAGGCGAGTTTAGGCCTAAGCCTGGAGACCGTATCATCCGCACAATGGACTCAGGCTACACAAATCCTACAGTTTGGCTATGGATTGCCGTAGCACAGGACGGCACAATCACAGTATTTAGGGAACACTACCAAGCTAAGCTGACAGTAGCAGAACATGCCAGTATAGTTAATAAGATCACGAGGGAAATTGAGACGGAATATGACTGCGAAGTATGGCTTACCACTGGCGACCCAGCTATTAAGCAAACTAAAGAACACACGGGAACGTCGATTCTTCAGGAATATCAAAAAGCGGGCATCTACATCTCAGTGGACTCCATCCCTACCGATCGCCGTATTGGGCTACAAAAGATACAGCAATATTTCAAGATTAATCCGAAGACTAAGAAACCGTTTCTTATGATTACGGATGAATGCCCCCACCTGATCGCTGAGTTACCTAAACTCAAATGGAAAAAGTGGGCCAGCGTAAAAGTAGCAGAGCAACACAATAAACAAGAAGACATTAGAGACGTGAACAATCACTGCTATGATGCTCTTAAGTACGCAATGACGTTTATGGATGACCTAACGCCAGAGCAACTAAGCGGTAAAGCAACACATGAGAGATTCCACACCAGTTTTGGTGAGCGATTCAACCCAGTAACCCCACTAAGCGATGTCGATGATAGCGATTCTTGGGGCCCAGGTTGGCGAGGCGCCTCTCAAATACAATCACTGGAAGGATAGAGATGGACAAGTTTAAAGCATCGTTTCGTTTTTACGAGCGAGGAGCACCTTACCCTGGAATTTGCCTAAAGTGCAGCTCAGGATCAAGGCTATGGGACCTAGGCCGCAACATTGCTGGGACCAACATGGGAGCATACTACTGCGACGATTGCCTAGTTGAATTAGCTAGCTATGCAGGTATGGTCCAGAAACAACTGTTTGCTGAAACAGTAGATAAAATCCAAGAAGATCTAAACAAGACCAAGGCTCAGCTAGAGGCTGCGCCGAAATTAATCAAGGAGTTAACGCATGACATCACTTCTATTCTCGGTGAGTTTGTCTCTAATCTTGCTAGCGTCCCTAGCTCTAATAAGTCTGTACAACCTAAAGGTGCTAAAGCCAACACTGGAGACTCTGGAGAGATCGCTGAAGAGTCAAGAGGAGACGGCGAAGCAGCAGCAGAAGTTACTAAGCCAAGCTCTAAATCTTCTAAGTAGTAAAGACCCGATCGCTTACCAAATGATACAAGCCGCAACGCCTGAACCAACGGCTCAAGGGGTGTATAATGGACCGTATCTAACGGGTGAAGAGTATGAGCTAATGGTTCAAGATCAACGTCGTATGGATGAACAATGGAAAGACTTGGAAGTAGACTATGGCGATTAACGATCTAGAGCAGGAGATGGCTGCGCTTGACAGAACTATGCTTGAACCATCACCCGTGGTTGAAGGCGAACTTGTTGAAGATGACATTCTCAAGAAATTCAAAAAGCAAGAAGAGGCCAAGAAGCTAGTTGCCTGGGCTAAGTCTGAGTACGAGAAGTGCAAGTCTGCTCGCAAGGTCGAAGAAAACGACTGGTACCTACAGCTAGCTTTCTACAACGGATACCAGTACCACGACTGGCGCACTGTAGCAGGCCGTCAAGGTCTAGTCGAAGAGCCAAACCCATCTCTACTGCCTCGCATTACTGTAAACCGTATCGAGCCAATCATCCGTACAGAGATTGCAAAAACAACTTCTCAGCAGCCATCTGCTTCCGTGGTTCCAGCATCTAACGATGAAGAAGACTTGCTATCAGCCACCGCTGGCGAGCAGGTTTGGCAGTCTATCTATGACGGCAACCACTTCCAAACAGAGATCCTACAGAAGGCTGAGTTCTGGAGAGCCATTACTGGTAACGGCTTTATCAAGTGTTTCTGGGATTCAAGTGTCAAGCACTTCGACACACAAAAAATAGAGGACCCACTAAGCGGCGAAAAAAAGATCATCCGAGTACCTTCTGGTAACGGTGATGTAAAATACGAAGTCGTTTCGCCGTTTCATTTATTCGTGCCTGACCTTTCTGAAGAAGACCTAGAAAGACAGCCATACATTTTCAACGTCTACACCAAGACTGAAGCTTGGGTAAAGTCCAACTTTGCTAACGTGCTACCAAAGGACTTCAAGCCAACCAAGGTTACATCTAGCGAAATTCAGGATGCTGCGCTACTTGATCTACGTGGAGTAGACAACGCTAAGCCTGATTCCGTATTGATTATCGAAGTATGGGTAAAGCCTGACCAGACTCCTTGGCTACCAAAGGGTGGTTTGATTACCATTGTTGACAACGAAATCGTACAGTACTCAGATTCTGGTATCCCTTACCACCACGGACAGTACCCATTTGCTCACTTACACGGCATTCAAAACGGCAAGTTCTACCGTAGATCCGTAGTGAAGTCACTTATTCCGCTACAGCGCGAATACAACAGGACTCGCTCTCAGATCATCCACGCTAAGAACTTGATGGCTAAGCCTCAGATGATGTTCCAAGAAGGCTCAGTTGACTCCCGTAAAGTAACAGCCCGCGCAGGTGTTTGGATCCCAGTACGTCCAGGTTTCCAATACCCAACACCAGTGCCTATTCAGCCATTGCCTAACTACGTTATTCAGGAAATCCAGCAACTACAGGGTGACTTTGAAGACGTATCTGGTCAGCACCAAATCTCCCGCGGTGAAGCTGGAGCAGGTATTACGGCTGCAACTGCTATGGCCTACCTTGGTGAGCGTGACGATGCTTACCTAACTACTATCTATAACAGCATCGAAGCTGGCGTAGAGAAGATGGCTAGACAGGCTCTTAGCTTGTTCGTTCAGTATGTAGACGACAAGCGCTTGGTCAAGATCACTGGCGATGACGGCTCATTCGATGCGATGATGCTATCTGGAGCAGACATTGCTTCTGGTACTGACATCCGTGTTGAGTCTGGCTCTGCACTTCCAACAAGCAAGGCTGCAAGACAGGCTCTAGTTACCGAATGGATGAAGATGGGCTTCATCCAGCCTGAAGATGGTCTACGCGTCCTAGAGATGGGAATGCTAAAGCAGTACTACAACACAATCAAGATTGACGAAAACGCTGCACAGCGCGAAAACTTGATGATGAAGAAGATCACTGAAGAGATGGCTCAGCAGTACGAAGACCAATGGAACCAAGGCGCACAAGCTGGCGACATTGATAAGCTTGACCCTAACACTGGTCAGCCTCTACAGGTTCCGCCAGTAGTCAACGTAAACGACTGGGACAACCACGCCGTTCACATCGAAGTACACAACAGGTTCCGCAAGTCTCAGGCCTACCAAGGTCTGCCAGATGCAGCGAAAGCAGAGTTCCAGAAGCACGTATCTATACACGAAATGATCTTGCAGAAGCAAGCTGAGTTACAGATGATGATGCAAGGCGGAGCACCACAGGCTCCTGCGATTGACGGTCGATCACAGGGACAAGTTCCAGAGCAAACTGGGATGACAGAAGAACAACTAGGATAGGAGACGTATGTCTGAGGCAATTGAGATAAACCCGCCTGAAGCACCTGAAGTAAGCGAAGCCCCAGAGGCTCCTGCAGCTCCAGAAGCGCCAGCGGTAGAGGCACCAAGCGAACCAGAGTTCAAGGTTCACCCAGCTTATGACAAAGTTTTGTCTGAGCTACCAGAGGCGTGGCACGCAAAGATCGTTCCGCATCTACAAGAACAAGACAAGTATTTCCAGCAGCAACTAGAGAAGTACACTCCGTTCAAGGAGTTTGTTGACGTAGACATTAGCCCTGACATCATCCGTGACAGCCTGCGTCTAGCAGAAGTCGCCGTGTCAGACCCAGTTTACCTTTACCGCACGCTAGCTGATCAGCTCAGATCTCAAGGACTACTTGACGAAGCTGAAGTTGTTGAAGAAGAAGCAGACAAGATTGAAGAACAGGGCGAAGACTACGAACTAAGCCCAGCTCTACAAAAAGAGTTTGCAGCTAGAGACGCAAAGCTCAAAGAGCAGGCTGAGTACATCGAGTCCATTCAGTTCGAGGCAGACGTAAAGCTTGAGCAGCAGCAGCTTGAGTCTGAGATTGAGGATCTATCTTCAAAGTATGAAATCTCAGATGTTCAGATGAACAGGATCCTAAAGATCCTAGAGGTTCAGCTTGAGACCGACGAAAACGCATCCGTATACACTGCAGCTAGGGAACTAGCTGAGCTAACTGGTATCCGTTATGCAGTAAAAGGCGGAGCTCCTAAGGCAGATGCCCCAATGGTAATCGGCAGTGGTGGCGGAGCAGGCATCCCGTCTCAGCCGCTAGAAGTACCTAAGGACAGCAAGGCCAAGAAGGAAATGCTTTATGAGATGTTCAAGAGGCAGACTAGCAGCGGAGCAAATTCGCTATAGCTTATAAGCAAAAAACCCGTCGATTACTCGGCGGGTTTTTTTTGTAGCTAGCAGGGCGTTTACATGCATGGCTAACTACCATCTAGATACTAGCACAATTGTGGTATTCTATAAGAGTCTTTGGTACAGCCATTCGAGTCAGGGCCAGACGATGCAAACAATTCCCCCCCCACTTAATTTATTTAGGAGTCATATACATGGCAGGACAGTCAATTCTGACCTTTGCGTCAGAAGCTATCAAGCTGGTGTACGGCGACCTTCACGAGCAGCTAAGGGACAAGAACCCTGCGCTACAGCTCATCGAAGCATCGTCTGCAAACATCACCCGCAACGGCAAGGAAGTTATCTTCGACACTCACATCGGACGCAACCAAGGAATTGGTGCCCGTGGAGTTCGTGAGAAGCTACCAGTAGCTGGCGCACAGAAGTACAAGCAAGCTCACCTATACCTAACCAACCTATACGGTTCGATTGAGGTAGACGGACAGCTATTCGAGCAGGCAGTCGAAGACTACCAGGCATTCATCAACGTTGTTGACAACGAAATCAACGGCTTGAAGAAGGACCTTGCTAACGACCTAAACCGTCAGGTTTACGGAAACGGAAGCGGAAAGCTAGCGGTTGTAACTGCTCAGCCTTCTTCCACCACCCTTACAGTTGACTCAACTCACTTCCTACAGGTAGGTATGACCATTGACGTGGTAGACCCAACTTCAGGTGTGAAGCAGCAGTCAGGTGCGGCATCCTCTATCGAGATCGTTGCGATCAACGAGGACACCGACGTAATCACTGTAACTGGTACACTCGGTACATTCAACACAAACATTAGTGCTGGTGACTTCCTAGTACGTTCTTCCAACGGAGTAAACTCCTTCGGTAAGGAATGGACTGGTCTAGGCGCTATCGTTAAGGCTACTGGCGAACTACACGAGATCGACCCAGATGACTACCCAGTATGGAAGGCTACCGAGGTCAGCATTGCTGGCGGCGGTGGAGCTCCAGGAACACTAACTGAGTTGGCTCTGATTAACCTAGTACAGAAGGTTGACAAGCAGGGCGGTGACGTTGACGTAATGTTGGCATCCCCTGGTGTATTCAACGCTTACTGGGATCTACTACAAGGACTACGCCAGTTCACCAACGGCGCAACCCTTGAAGGTGGACAGCGTGCATTCTCATTCGACGCGGTTGGCAAGCCAATCAAGTTCGTATCAGACTACGCTGCCCCAGCTAACACCTTGTACGCGCTAAGCTCGAAAGAGATTGTGGTTAACCGCAAGCGCGACTGGGCATGGATGGACCGCGATGGTTCTATGTGGTCACGTGTCGCTGACACTGATGCATACGAAGCTCGCTACTTCCAGTACTCTCAGCTAGGTACCTACCGTCGTAACGCTCACGCAGTAATGACTGGTATCGCAGAGAAGTAATCAGTAAATAATTGCCCGTGGGGATAGACCCGTCTCATCTATCCCCACGGGTTTTACTTTATAATGGAGACAGGAGATGACATGAGCTACATAGAATTTGACAAGATAGACGGGCTATACTCAACGGACCACCGCAGAGTGGCTGAGGTAATTAGCGATCTTTTCCCTACAGTTAGGCTGATCAGGGTTGACTCGCTTCATCCGTCCTTTGACCCAGAACGACCATTTGCCCTAATAGATGAGCCGCACATGTTGCCGCCATACGTTATTAGGTACATGAAAGAGACAGAGGTTGACCAGAGACTTGTTGCTTGGCTTGTAGAAAACAACATGCACGACAAGGACTCAAAGGTGAACAAGCTCAGAATTTTAGAGATGGCAGAAGCCGCCATGAAGGCCAAGCGTGAGCTAGAATGGATGGAGGAAAAGAAGGATATGATGAAGTCCGTCATGAGTTCTCGTAAGAATGAATACCGCCACGATGGAAAGGTACTTAGGAAGTAATGCCAGCAGAGCTATTTACTAAAAAAGTAAGCGACGTAATCACTCGCGTAAAGACTCAATTTGGAGACACTTCTGGAGCTCAGATCAACGATGAAACTATCATTCGCTGGATCAACGACGGACAGCAAGAAATTGTAAACAACAACTCGATCCTAAAGGACACCAAGCTTGGCAGCATTGTTGCCAACCAGGCTGAGTACACTTTCCCACTTGACAAGGTTCAATACATCGAGGCTTTGTACGTAGAAGGTCGCCCGATCAAGAACCTATCTCCTCAGGGTGCTAGAGACTTTATCCTTGCTACAGACCCAACCCTTGCGGCTCGTGGAGATTACCCTGAGCTATGGTACGAGCGTGGCGGAGTAATCACACTTTACCCAGTTCCACAAAAGAGCTTTCCAAACGGTCTAAAAATGGAATACGTAAAGATGCCTGCTCAGGTATCTGGCTTCAACGACACACTAAGCATCCCTGACAGGTACGTAAACCAATTGGTAAATTACTGCATGGTTCAGGCTTTAGAGTACGACGAAAACTACTCAGCAGCGCAATTAAAGCTAGGTCAGTTCAGAGACGGGCTAGACAGACTTCACTACAAGGAGAACATCTCCCAGTCTGACCTTTACCCTGTAGTCTCACCTGACCCAGCTGATTATGTCTGATCTAGTAAGAGAGCGTTCAGCGCAGATAAAAGACTTCTCAGGTGGTTTGAACAACTACTGGGACCCGTCTTCTATTGCTCAGAATGAAGTTCCGTTTCTTCAGAACCTAGAGTTTTCACCTACTGGTGCACTATCTTCTCGCCCACCTATCTCTGATTTGCAAGTAGCGTTTCCTGAAACTGGCGTGTTCTTCAACTTGCTTGGCTACTACATCGAAGAAGACGGCGACAGATTTGCTGTATACACTTCACCTACAAAGACTTACGTATTCAACATAGCTGCTGAGACATGGACACAGATCTGGACATTCCCAGCTGCTGACTTTGTTCAATACCAAGGCTACCTAATCATGTGCCGCACCAACGGAGCAGGCGCATACTGGGGACCTAACGGAGCTCCAGGCTACAATGCTGGAACTGGCCTATGGACTGTAACTGGATCAAACACTTCAACCATCGCAACCATGCCTGCAGGTCGAGGTATCGAGCTTCACCAAGAACGCCTATTCTTGTTTGGCCCAATCAACTCGCCAACCCAGTCCGTAATGTACTGGTCAAACATTGCTGGCGAAGTAGAGTCATTCCCAGGCCAAGACTGGCGTTGGTGGGACACTAACAACAGCTTTACTTCAGTAAACAGTGGAGATGGTCAATGGATCACTGGCCTAGTATCTGGTTACAACGAAGTTACCGTATTTAGAAACGCATCGACCTACCGCTTTACTTTCTCTGGTCTGCCTGAGGACGGCACAATGGCTAAGATCCAAGAAGGCATTGGTGCTGAGAACCAGAACTGCATCGCTAACTACGAAAATGGATTGCTTGTGCTTAGCGGAGATCAGCTATTCGCTTACTATAACGGAAACTTCACCTCACTAAATGACCAGAAAGTTAGGTTCGAGGAGCAGTCGTTCTCAGCAAACCTAAAAATTAGATACTCAGTATCTATTCTCGGGTCGAGGGCTATTGTCAACTTTGGTGGCAGTATTTATGTATTCCAGATCAAAACAGGAACTTGGTCAATTTGGGAGTCTACAACAGCTTTTGGTAGATGCGTTGAAGTGCCTACGCCTGCAAACAACATCGGTGAAACTAAAACTGCGCTCGCTGTGTCTGCTAGTGCTAGCTCTGCTAAATGGAAGGTCTACAGTATCGTAGATCACACCCACACGTCTACTGGTGCTGAGCCAATGGAGTGTATCTTGCGGACAAGAATCTTTGACTTTGAGACACCTAACGAATGGAAAAGATTGTACTGGTGGGCTGCCGATGTCATGGCTGCTGGCGCAATTACCGCAAGGGTTATTCCTGCCTCGGTGTTCTACGGCGACCCCACTTGGGAAGACGTTAGCCTAGACTTTGTAGGAGACCAAAGGTTCGTAGCTTGGGATGCCCCAAACGCTAACTGGGATAACCCTACAGACCAAGAGTTTCAGGGCGTGACTACCGAGATAGATAACGGTTTCAGCTATAGGCAGCGCAATAGCCTAAAACTAGACAACGGAGTCCGTTTCCGTAGGGTATACTTTGAACTGTACCTTGAGTGCGATGGCACAATAGATACATCACCAGCTCAGATTTTTAGCATCACGCCAATGATCGGTATGAAGGCTAAGACTTCGGACAGGATTACTTAATGGCTAAGGCAGCAAGAAACGCGTCAAAGCCAGGATTTAACCCTTACGCAGCTGGCGCTAAAGTTTACGGATCTGGTAGATCCAACCCTACGATGGGTCCAGTTGACAAAGCTGGATACTCGGAGAGAGACAGGAAGCGTAAGGTTCGCCTTAACGCTCTCCAAGCTCGGATGAAGGCTGGGCAAAAGAAGCAGTATGCAAGTCCTAACTATGCGAGGTTTGAGTAATGGCAACTACGCTATCCCAGGCGGGTTCAATTGAGAACGTTTTAAACAGCCCACAGTACAGCCGTGAGCTACAGGACTACTACCTATCTACTTATGCTCCTGGTCTGACTCAGGCAACTTTCGGAATCAACGCTGCTGAAAACGCATTTCAGGCTAACGAAGGAACTAGGACTAGACAGCGTGGCGAAGCAGTAAGAAGAATTGCTGGCGATTACGCATCACGTGGTATGCGTACCCCAGGCGCTATCAACAGGGATCGCTCTCAGGTTCAAGACCAGTTTGCTAACCTAAGCCGTCAAGAGCGTGCTGCAATCCAAGAGCTACAGAACCAGCGCGATGTTCTTTACGGAACTGGCGCTCAGAGCGGCGAGACCTTTATGAACAACCCAGCATTGTTTGGATCAATTGGTGCAGGTGCTCGTCGCTCTGCGCTAAGTGGACTGCAGAGCCTCCCAGAGCAATATGGATTGCTAGGCGTCGGACCAAGCACAGCTCCAATGGCTGAAGCTCCTATGCAAGCTGAGGCCCCAGCTCCACAGCCAGTTACAATTGCTTCATTACTCCCACAGGCTCCAGCTGCTGCACCTGCACCAACAACTCAGCCTAGAGCAACTACTGCGCCAAGAAGAGCTGCCACTGCTGCGAGAACTGCAGGAACAGGCCTAAACAGGAGGTACGCGGTCTAATGGCTGAACCACAAGGTATAAGTAGAACGCTTAGAGATCTAGGCAACTTTGGTAACGATGTAGTCCGAAATGTTATCAACTTAAACCAAGACCTTCTAAACAGAGAAGCAGGTTTTAAAAGAGGTGCTGACCAGGCCATAGATAACGTTCTTCGTTATTTTGCAAGTCAAGAGGGCAAGCCACTTGACTTTTCGCCAGTAGGATCTAAACCTGCTACAACTACACCTAGAGCCTCTAACGCGCAGACCGCTGATGCTGCCGCAAGAAGAGCAGGTGAGGTTATGCCTACCGTAAACAGAAACCCTAACCCTACTGGACCTACAGGACCTGCTGCACCTGCAGTAAACCCATTAGCGGCTATCTTTAACCCACAATTTGAGTCTTTAAATCAGCGTGAGCAGATGGCTAACCAGCGTTACGAGGCAAACAAGAACCAGGTTACAAACATCTACGGACAAATCACTAACGCTAGAAGCGCTGACATTGCAACTACTGGCACTGCTTACCAGAGATTAATCGACGCTGCTAGCACACGCAGTGCTGCCGTAAACACTCAGATCGATGAGTCTGAGGCCACGAGGCTTCGCAACAACCAAGCAGTTCTAGAGAGTATGGGTCTGGGTGCGCTGTCAACTTCTCAGGGTGACATTGCATCTCAGGGTGCAGCGATGGCTAAGAACACTAACCAACTAAACGCTGAAAACTGGAATAACCTACTTACAGCGATGGGCGCTAACGCACAAGACATTGCTAGATCAGACGTCACGGGCTTCAACTACAGAATGGGTGAAGATCTAGGCAGACTACGTGGCGCACGTGAAGAATTTGCTCAGCAACTCGGACAAGAGCGCACTAACCTAGTTAGCCAGCAAGCTCAGGCTACATTTGACTTCCAGCAAGCTCAGCAAAGAGCTGCTGCCGCATCTGCCGCTGCTGCTCAGAAGGCAGCTCAAGACAGCGCCGATGCAGCTAGCAAACAATTCGCAGAAGCGCTAAAGGCGTCTGGTCCACTGCTATACACAGTTAGCCAATTAACTCAAGCAGGTGCACTAAACGCTGCTCAAGGTGCAAACGTAATGAACGTAATTACTGAATGGACTCAAAACGTTCCGTCTACAGGTAATCAAGGTTGGAAGGCAAGCACTGCTGCTAACTCTATTCTTGCTGCTGCAGGTGCTAACCTTAGCCCTGCCGAAAGGCAAGCAATTGTAGCCGTAACAGGCCAAATGTTCCCTCAAGGGTAATTACCCTAAAACCTAGTAGGATTTAGCTATGGCTCTTGACCCAAACGCAATCGCAGCCCTCGTAAGTGGCGCGTCTACTGGCGCTAAAGCTACAACTGCAGCGGGTAGTTCAACTGGCATTGATTGGAACGCGGCAAAAAAGAATCAGCCAGGCGCTTGGAACCTAGGCCAATCTATAATTGACATACTCTCAACTGGTGGTTATGCATCAGCTGGAGTTACTAGAAAGGTGGGAGAAAATGTTGCCGCTATCCAGCGTGGCGATCTTGGTGGCCTTCTTGATCTACTTAATCCGCTCTCGGTAATCCCTGCGGGTGCAAAAGGTGTCGCTGAGCGTAGAACTTATAGTGAAAACCTACGTGACCTAGGCGTAGACAAAAACGTTTCAACTTGGTTAGGCCTTGCACTTGACATTGGTCTAGACCCAACAACTTACATTACTGGCGGAACTATTGCAGGTGTAAAGGGTGCCGCTGCAGGTACTCGCTTAGCATCCGCTGCTAATAAAGCAAACGCTATTGTTCAAAAGCGCAATGAAGTAGTAAAGAGCGCTGCCGATGCAGCTGCCGAAAACATTCCTACTACCGCTAAGCCTTACATAGTTTCAGATGCTCCGCTTACTCAAGGACAGAAGCTCGGAAACTTCTTGACAGGTGTGCTTCGTGGAGCTGAGTACAGCCGTAGTAACCGTGCCGCTGAAATCGGCAACAGAAAACTAGCCAAGATGGTTGCGAAGGATGAGCCTGAATTTGCAAAAGAATTTCTAAACAGCGTTGAGGGTGCTAGAAAGGGTGTAGCTGGCGCTCTTGCCGATGATAGGGCAGTCCTAAATAGGGAACTATTCATGAAGGCAGTTGCTGGAAGCGATGTATTGCAAGCTAAGTTTGCTAAGCGTTTGGGCAAGGCCCAGGCACAAGCAACTAAAGCAGCTGAGACTAAGTTTGTTGATCCTAAGACTGCCGCAAAAGTTTCCGCTCCAGAAGCTGCCAATGCAGCCAAGGTGGGTCAGGCTGAGAAGGTTATGGAGGTTGAAACTCCAGTAGCACCTGAGGTTGTCAACACTGTCCCAGAAATAGAAAACGCTATTGTAAGAAGTAACGTAGAGCTTGCTGAAAAACTTGCTGAAGCTTTGAAAGCTGAAAAGTCTGCAAGGCGCTCGCTAACCACGGCTGCAGCTAAAGTACAGAGCTCTTTCGGTAAAGTCGCCGCTGAAATGAAGGACTATGCTGCAAAAGCAACTGATCCAGCAACTGGTAAGAGACTCATAAACTCCGCTGACACGGATGCGGATCTGTTTGAATACATCGCTAGAGGATTGTCTGAAGGAAAGCTAAACCTGACAGCTGACCGCACAGCAAGGTTTGCTAGAGCACTTGGCGTTTCAAGCGACCCGCAGCAAACAAAGATTGATCTGATCAACAAGACACTTCTTATGAGCAAGGCTTATAGCAAGCTAGCTAGCAAAGAAGAGATACTTGAGCAAGCATCTCAGCTAGCGCGTGCGCTAAGCGACAACTTCGCTAAGGGAAATTCAGAAAACGTTGTTGCCGTAACTGGTTCAACCAACACACTTGAAGCTGGCAAAAACCTAGAAGACGCTTTAGATCTTGAAACCACCGTAGTCGACGAGGTAACTGATCTTGTAAACAACGAGCTGCTAGACAACCCAGCAACAACCGCTAAGACAGCTGAAGAACTTACCGCTGATGCTACTAGCTTGCGTGCGTTGCCAGCAGAGCAGCTTGTAGATGATGTCGATTACCTAAACTCTGGTAAGTACAGCAGCCTAAAAGGCAACTTGACAATCTTGCTACAGAACCTAATTGGCAGCGCATTTGGCCCAGTAAAGAAACTGGCTGACGACCTAGGTACGACCGTAGATGATCTTCTACAAAGAATGCTAGACGGCGACACAGCTATCTTGAACAACCCTGCGTTCACATTGTCAAAGAATGCTATCCGTCTAGACATGCTAAATACTGAAGCTCGTTTTGACACCTACAACAAGGTAGTTGCCGCTGTAAGGGCTAACCTAGGCAAGAGTGGGCGTACTCTAGGAGACTCAGTTGAAGAAGAAGCAAGGCTTCTTAGGGCTGGCGAAAACCTACTTCGCATGTTTGGTATCCCCGTAAGAACTGCAGAAAACATTTTGATGCAGCTAAAGCGCGACGGCAGATCTAAGGTCGGAGAAGCGCTAAGCAAAAACTTTAAGCCAGCCGAAATGAACATAGCTTTGTCTGACATCTTGATGGCTGCAATAAAGAGTGGTGACGCTGAGGTATTTGGAGCACTGCGTTTCCCAGGTAATACAACACAGAACGTAATGCCTAGCAACTTTGAGTACGCATTCTTGACAATCAACAGATACAAGGAACTCGGCGAAGAGATTGCACCTGGCACTAATGCTTGGGACGAAGTAAAGAAAGCCTTGAACCAGAACTACCAAACACTCGGTGACGTAAAGAAATCTGAAAAAGCAGTTGACGAATACTTTGTGCCAGCTCCACATCTTGAGCCTGGCTACTACACAAATAGCAAGGGCAAGAAAGTCAAGCTAAAGAAGATTGTGGATCTAGATGCAAAGCTTGATGCCGCTATCGCAGTTATGGTTAAAAACTCTGATGAGCTGGCTTCGATCCACTCAGTACGCGCTGCTGCTAGAACTGCAGACACAGTTGCAGAGGTAATGCCAGATGTAAGGCTATTCTTCTCAGACATGCTCAGCTTCTGGTCTGCACGTGAAAGATTTACAGCTAACATGATCAGGCTTGCTCAGACTCCTCCAGTAAACGGACAGCTTGCTCTTGATGTCGGTATCCGTAGCGAAAACATCCCTGGCATGAACAGAGTTAAGTCTTTGATGAAGGATCTAATTCTTTACTCAGGTAAAAGCGCTAGGGCCTTTAAAGACCCAGACATAGCTAAAGAAGTTACCGAGATGATCATGAACATGTTTATGAAGAGCTTTACTGGCGGAACTATGCGCGGTCCTCTTGATGAACTAGATCCAGTAAGAGCTCAACAGTTAAGAAGCTATTTAGTGCGTCACATGAGTGAGGTTAGAGACTCAGTGCGCACTGAGCTAAACCTTGTTGACGCAATGGGTGCAACTAGGCCTTCTACTAAAGTAACTCCAAAGCAAGCTGCGGATGGAAAAAATGCTCGTAGGCAATCAGCAGAGATAAAGGGTGAAGAGGTAGCAGCGCTTACTGGTCCAGCTGTAAAGGGTCAGGATGAAGCAATGCAGGCTGCCTCTGATGCTGCTAAAGATGGCCCAGCAGATCAGTCCACTATTCCATCAGACCTAGCTGCAGGAAACGTAGACCCACAATCTGCTAGTGCTGAAAACATTGCAAAAGCTAAACTTGACACCCTTACTGATCTAAAACTAAACGAAAGATTCATGGTTGCGTTCAGCGGTCGAGTCGGAATGGGACTGGGCCTTAAGGTTGTTATTGGTGGTATTGAATACTTCAACCTAAGTAAGACTGGTTGGTTCAACAACGGTCTTCGTAGCATGTACTTGAAGTACAACAAGAACAACGAAGAATTAAACTCAGCGTTCAAGTTAGTGCAGCAGTGGGGTAAGGCTATGGCGCAGAATGCTGACCTAGGTGTTGCTGAAATACCATTCAGAGAGTGGGCAGAAACAGCTAACACTACTGGCGTAAACATGGATGCGGCAGATGACTTTGTAGAAGCTATCGATGGCATATTTGGTACAAGTGGTGTGGTGGGACAGTTTGACAGCAAAGGCAATATAACAGGGTCCATTACGCAGCCATACTTTGCAGATGAACTAAACAACATGTTCGGTATGCGAGGCTTCTGGGAGATCGGTGAAGAGCAAGCGTTCAAGCTTCCAGATGGTCTAGGCCCAGAAGGCATTAAATATTCATGGGCTAGAGCAGACATTGATCAAATGGCAAGCACTAGCAAGCAAAAGAACTTTAACGCACTTAGCTTTATGAGTAACTACGTTAGCGCTCTGCACGCCGTACAGACTCGCATCGGTGTAGGCCAATCATTCAGTAGCTTCTTTGGTAGAACTCTAAAGGAGATCCAGGATGAAGGGCTAGATCTAAACCTATTCAAGAAAGTCGATCCAGATGACGAGTTTGCTAAGTACATCGACCAAGACAAGCTTTACGACGCTAGCGAACTAGAGCGTCTAGCTTATCTAAAGAAGTACATCACTTACGAAAGATCATTCTCTGGTGCCATGAAGGGCATCGTAGAGACATCTGACTTGATCACTACTGTTCTAAAAGCCTCACATACAACTTGGCGAGTAGGCCACCACGTTACATCTATCGTTGGTGAAGCAATTATGAACAGCCTTGCTGGCGTAGGCACTAAGAACTACCACAACGCATTACAGATCTTGAAGAAGTTTGATCCAAGCATGTACAAGAGCGATGCAGACTTGTTTAAGCAGTACAAGCAGGCATCGTCTCCAAAGGGTATGCAGCTTAACGAAGGTGACTTTGACACCATTTCTTACGTAAACGCAGCTACTGGTAAGCGCACCTTAGTCTCCACTGAAGCCGTTTACTACGCAGCTGAGCGTCTAGGTGTTCTAACCCGTGGTGGTGCATCGACAGTAGAAGACTTAGACCTAAAGGGCATGGCTGACTTTAGCAGCGGCCTTGTCGGCGCTACTAGCCGCATCAACGGAAAGCTAGCTAACTTCAGCTCACACCGCGATAACTTTTTCCGCATGGCTCACTTCATCAAAGAACTAGAAAAGGGCGGCGTTCACCAGTCATTTGAAGAAGCTGCAATTGCTGCTGCTAAAGAAGTGACTACTTACCACCCAACAATTGGTGGTCTATCTGCATTCGAGCGTAAGTACATGCGTCGTGCAGTGTTCTTCTACACTTGGCAGCGTATTGCTGCAACCAAGATATTCCAACTTATGATCGAAAAGCCTGGTGCTGTTATTGTGCCATCTAAGATTCAGTACGCATTTGCTGAAGCTAACGGATTCAACCCTGAGTCATTCGGAGATCCTTGGGACCCTAATGGTGTCTATGCGTCTTGGAACACTGGATCTACGTTTGGTCCACAGTTCCAAGGACCTGGTGGCAAGGGAGACGCATGGGGCTTTGGGCCTGCTATCCCTCAGCTAGATATCCTAAACAGCTTGTTTGGTGGCTACACCGTGCAGCCTGGTCAATCAGGTCTAGATGTGCTCACAAGAGGCTCACAGAGCCTTGCAGGGCAGAACTTGTCACCGCTACCTAAGTGGTTTGCTGAGCTCACTACAGGCAACAGAGTGGGTGTTGGAGGCGATATTAGGAACCCAATAGAGTACGCTATTGATCAGGTTGGTGGTCTAAACACGCTATCTAAGATAACTGGCATTGGTCGAGAAGTTGACCCTAATGCCAACGTTACTGAAGAAGCTGAAAAGAAGACTAGACTATTAATCAACTGGTTCTTAGGTCAGAAGCTACAGGATTACACCACTGATCAGAGCCTGAGGCAATGGAGCAACGATCAACGAGCAATGATACAGAGATTATCGGGACAGGAATAATAATGAGCTTAAACCCTACATTTGATGACGTGCTAGCGCTGACATTTGGCACGCTAGACGCCGTGTATTCAATACATGCGCCAGAGAAGCCAGAAGACGATAACGATCCAGGTAACTGTGTTCACTGTGAAGTTGCGTTTCCTTGCGACACTGCAGACACAATTATGAATGGACTAGCGCACATTGCAAACGCAATGACTGCTGTCAAAGAAGCGGAAGCTACTTCTTCTTCTTCTCCGCAATCAGAATAGCAATAGCTTGCTTTTTAGGTAAACGCTTACCAGCGTCTTTCTTGTAGGCCCATTTACCCTTGAAGTCGTAGGGCATTAGTTAGCCGCCGTAGATCTGGGATCTTACGCCAGAAAAGTTACTCTTCTTCTTTGATCCAGTCTTCTTGGCAACAGCAGCCTTCTTAGCAGCTTTCTTGCCTTCTTTGTCGTATGGGAACTTCATTCCGTTTACCATTGGCATTTTGTTTTCCTTAGTTAGTTGGGCTTGCTGGGATTTGAGATTTTTTTCTCATGCTGGCAGCTGCAGTCTTTCTTGCAGCGCCTCTTCTGGTTTTTGGGTACGATCCAGATACGCCTTTTTTAGCAGGACCTTGGAGCATGTCCATAAACTGCTGTAGCAAGTTCTTGGTGTCGTCGCCTTTAAGAGCCTTTTTGGCTTTCTTAAACTTGTCGTAAGTAACGCGACCTTTGCGGTCTTCGCCTTTGTACTCGTCGTCCATTATAATCCTTCTGTAAGTATGGCTATATTCTACCGCAGAAGCGTGAATAAAGTGGCTAAAAATGACACTACAGCGCCACCCAGAGCCGTCTTAGCGATTACATCGATCCACTGCATCTTGGCAATCTGGATCTCTACGCTTCGTACTCTGTCAGGGATGTCAGATAGGCCCTTGAGCTCGCTAGCAAGCTGAATAAGAAGTTTGTTGGTTTCCTGCTGTTCCTTGTATAGGTCGTTTATCGTGACCTTTACGTGGGCGCCTTGAGTAGCGTCCGAGGACATTATGCAGTGCCACCGCTAATAATGGTCCCAGCGGCTAAGTATCCAAGAATGTCACCTGAAGCTTCGATGGTTGCAGCTTCTAGATCCGCAACAGCGGCATCGATGTCAGCCTGAGCTGCCTCAACGATGTCATCAAACTCTGCAGCAAGGTCAGCTTGTAGCTCTACGATCGTGGCGTAGCTACCGTCTAGGATATCCCAGTTGCCGTTAATGTCTTCAGACCTAAATGGCTCAGCGGTTCCAGGGATAGGCTTAAATAGTCCAATGTTTGGAGTTAATTCAGATGCCATGACTAACCTTCGTTTGTTGG